TCCAGCTATATGGAAGGTAGTGCCAAAAACTGAATGGTATCCTCTTGAACAGCTCAAGAATGGAAAAGTCCGTACTTTCATTATACCTCCAGTGCACTTAGTGTTCTGGATGGAATATTTCTTTCTTCAACAAAATGAAGCATTTAAGCAGATAAGATGGAGCGCATATGGTTTCAACCCCTATGAGGGTGGAACTCATCGCTTGGCCATGTCACTTATGGAGAAAGTGGCTCTAGGCTGGATCATAATATCATATGATGTTTCAGGGTTTGATCGAAGACATCCTTTAATGAAAGATATATACGATCTAAGACGATCCTATATTGAGACCAATGAAGAGGACCGCCTCGAATGGTGTATACACAATACAACTATTACGATGATACTACTACCCGATGGAACAGTCCTACTGAAAGATGTAGGTAATAATTCCGGAGGAGTGGGCACAACACAGGATAATATCATGGGCCATACATTGGCCCTCCTCACTGCTTTAGCTAAGCTCTATCAGTGTGATAAAAAGAAAATTCTAGCGGCTTTGAATAATTTGTTTGGAGACGACAATATTGGGGCGATACCGCCCCCAACAATCCCTGATTGGGAAACCACCTTCAAACAGTCTTTTGAAGCGTTTGGTTGGGCACTTGACCCTTTTGTCGCATCGCAGAATCTATCAGATCACACATTCTTAGGGTTTACCTTTGGAACGTGGAGAGGACGATATATCCCATTGTACAATAAAGGAAAGCTAGCATGTAGTTTCTCACACACAATTGAGACTAATATGCCATTACACGCTCTTTTTACAAAAATGTACTCACTAACCATCATGTCAGCGCCATACGAGGAACTATTCACTCCTATGCACAATATCTTTCATGCAGCACTTGAACAACACTCTCATTCGACTGACCTTACAATTCAGTCCTTTCTTGAACATGGTTTACCAACCCGTGAAGACTGTCTTAAATGGATGGCCGGTATTGAAGGTGGCAGAAATATGTATATGCACAGAGAACACTCTGCACCATATCCACTGTCATCTCATACCACGGAGGTAGGATGGAACAAAGTCTCCATTTCTGATGTCGCAACAACCACGCAAAACAACACATCAACCAGGGACCAAGAAGGCCGGTTCGAATCCGACTTCAAAAGCGCAGAAGGTTACGCTAAAAACAAAAACACAATCTACTACACAACCCCTACGAGTAACTACTCGTGGTGTTAGTATTTCTTCTTCTCATTTACAAAAACAAAATGGTGTGAAAAATTCACCGCAAAAACAATTAAAAACAAAACAAACCCCGCCTGGTACGGGGCCCAACAAAATGAAGGTCTCTCTAGGGACTATAACTCTAGTAAAACCGATGACCGATGCTCAACAAGCTCGTAATCGCACCGTTCATGCTGACCAAGCACGAGCGAGAGCGGCTTTTCAAAAAGCATATCATACACCGCCGAAACCGCTTACCCCAGTAGTTCCGTCAGGAACTCCCACATCATTATCTGATGATGTGCTGGAGGCTAGTTCGTCACTAGCTACAGGGACATCTGTCCCCAATCAGACTACAACAACAACAACAACTCAGGTTCAAGTCGGTTCAAATAACCTACCACAAGGACGTCCAACTAAGGCGTTGTCACTAGCTCGAACTGGTGGCAATTATTCTGATCAAATTCAGTCTAGACTTAAAAAGAAGTCCCCTTGGTACACATCCATACAAGATCCCTTGCATGGTGCCGACTGTAAAATACCTGACGCCACAGGTGAGGAAACTGGTACTGTCCAGATCCTTACCCGTGACGTTTGTCAAACATCAGCCTCCGGAACCACCGTAGGCTTGCAGATTCTCTGTCCTTATATCAACTTAGGTGCAACTGGAAATGTATCAGGTATAAATTACCAAAAGACTCTGGCAGCATCAACTCTGTTAGCCCTTCAATGGGGTAACGGAAATGCAACTGCTGGATATGGTGCAGGATTTGAGTTTCCTGGAGCAGCGGATATACGTGCGATTACAAACGCACACCGCATAGTTTCAGCATGCTTGATTGTTGAACATGAGGCATCTGCCTTGAACAATCAAGGTGAGATGACACTTTTCTGTATCCCTTTTGGGGATTCAGTGGGTACCGGAGCGTATTCTGTTTATCAAAAC